CTCTTGAGACGGGTTGCCGAGCAAATCGGCGATTTCACGATAGCGGCTGTCGGCAGTCCGATTCCGGAACCAGCGGGCGGCTGCGGCGAACGGGGCAGCAGCGGTGGACCCAAGGTTGGCCCGCATGTTTTCACCCCGGATGTCGCCACCAGCGCCCTTGATTCCAGCGTTCATCCGCTGCGGGTCGAGCAGATCCATCACATCCATTGGCTCGCCGATGAAGCGTGGGTCGAGCCCTGCCGCTTTGAACAGAGCCTGATTCTGCGCATCCTTCTGGCTCCCCGCTAGTCCACGCATCGCGAAGCTCGGGTGCTTGGTCCCTTCCGGATTCCGGTTCTTGAGAAGCGAGCCGACAACATCCTTCTTGAACTGCCCCCGCTCGGTGGGATCCACCCCCTTGGCGATCTGCTTCAACGCCCGGCCGGCGTCCTCGGGTGACTGCCCCTTGGTGATCGCCTCGAGACGGTTCAGCGGAGCCGGCTGCGCCACGTTCGGGTTCTTCCCCGCAACTTGGCCGATCACCCCGCTGGTGGCCGGATCGATGAACTTTGCCGAAAAGCCAGCGAAGTCTTCCTCCGCAGCCCGGAACTCCGGCGATAGCATCTTGAGGTAGTCATTGACTACCCGATACGCTTCCCGCACCGCGCCAGCGTTCAACTTCTTCCCGCCAGTGGCGTAGTCGGACACCTCGAGTTCATCCTGAAGTTGCTTCAAATCCTTGGCCGCCGAGCGGATGTCCGTCTTCCACTGCGGCTGTTGGACATTCTGCACATTCTGTTGGACCTGATTCGCCTGCCGGAACCCCGCCTTGCCGATCTTCGGGGACGGGATGACGTTCTGTTGGACCTGTTGAACGATCTTCGGGTTCGCCTGAAGAAGGGTGCCCGCGACTGCCTCCAGAGCATCCCGGTCCACTTGACTCTGCACCTGCCCAGCCCGCTGCATGAGGGTGTCATACAGCATTTCAACCGCCTTCTCGGGCACCTGAGGCGCCTTGTCGATCCGGGAGGCGTACCGCCGAGAGCGGAGTCCACGAAGCTGCTTCAGGCGTTCACTGGCGGCGTCCCTCGCCGCGTTGGCCGAGCTTGCAACACTCTCCTGCCCGCCGATCCGGCCATGAGTGGTCTGCTCCAGATTCCGGAGGTCATCAGTCCGATTTGCGACCTGACCCGCCAGCCGGGTGTCCCCGGCCTTGGCCACGGTCTCCGCCTGAAGCCCCAGGAGAGGAGTATCTTCCGTGAACGCCTCGCCAAGGGTACCCGACCGGGCCCCCGTGCGATTCATCTTCTGGAGGTTTTCACCCGCCTCGGCAAACTGCTTGTCCGACAGCCCTCGGCTGGCCTTGTTCAGTTCCCGGTTGACGGTCCCCGTCTTCCCGAGCTTCATCGCGGCGGCCCCGCCGCCTAGCAGACTACCAACCAAGGCGACAACCGGATTCGGGTCCTCGCCGGGGGTGGCTACCGCCTCGGCCAGACCTTGTCCACTTCCTCCGCCAATAGCTCCCACAGCCGTGCCCCGAGCAACGTCGCCCACTCCAGCACGAGCCAGCCCGCCAGCAAGCAGCCCGCCACCAGCACCTTGGCCCACTGCGTTAACAATGCGACCGGCGCCGGTCTGGGGCTTGTAGAAGCCCGTACCCGCCTGTGCAAGTAGCTCATCAATCCACCCGCTTCCTTTGTGGTTCTCCCGAAGACGCTGCATGCCCTCGGACTGCATGAACTCCGGCTGGAACTTCGAGTTGATCGTGTCATACCCGAGGTTTAGCAGGTCGGAAATGAGGAAAGGGGTCCGCATGGCCCCTTCTGCAAGTCCGCTCGCCAGCCCTTTGGCGGAATCTACCAAGGGGCTCGGCCCTTGAGTGGCTTCCTGCAACTGCTGCGCACCTGCCTGCTGGGCCCACGCCTGAATTTCCGGCGTGAGTTCCTTGACCTCGTACTGGGCGCCGTCCGGCGTTTGAAAGATCGGCATTATCGACCCCTCGGGCCACGGATTTGGGTGACCCCGGGCGGCAGTTGCTGCGGCTGGCCATACGTTCCAAGCGGGGCAATCGGACTTGGGGTCATATTGAAGCGAGTGTTCTTGTCGAACGGCTTGCCGGTCGGGTCACGGAACTGCGTGATATCCCCACCATACTGCTGGAGTCGCTGCAGGGTGTTGAATTGCAGGTGCTGCGGACCGAACAGCTGCGAGGGAAGGTTGATGCCCGTGTCCTCCGGGTCATACGTTCCCGGCGGCAGGTAGGACATATTCTCCTTCGACCCGAGGTAGGAACGGAAGTCCTGAATCCCCTTGAGGGAGACTGCGGACATATAAGCGATCATTTCAGACAGAGCTTCCGGGGAGGTGTTCAAATTCCCCGCTGCATTCTGGATGAAAGTCACGTCCGCGTTCGATGGATTGTGCCCTAGTTCCTTCGCCCGGCTAATGATGTTATTCGCCAGCAGCTGTTGCGCCGACTGGGTGATCCCCGTCGACGGAATGTCGATCCCGAGCGAGTCGCCAAACTTCCGCAGAGCTTGGAAGTATTCCTGCCCCGAGCCCACTTTTGCCCCCTGCTCGACAAGCTGGGTGAGCCGCTGCATGTCCCCGAGAGTGTTCTGCGCTTGGATGGCACGTTCCCGGGTGCTCTTGAGGTTCTCCGCCTGCATCTTGGCGGCTTGTTCACCTTCTTCCTTGCCCATCGCAATCGAGGGGTTAGCATTCGCCGTGGCGGTGACCTTGGTCTCTTTCGGGGCCCACTTGAATTCCGGCTTCCCGTTCTTTGGGTCCGGGATGGTGACATAGCGGTCACCCTGCGGGTTCTGTCCGAACTCCGGCTGCTGTTGGACCACCGGGGGCACCTGACCTTGAATATTCCCCTGCTGGATAAACTGTGCCCCGGCTTGGGGGTTGTACCCGCCGATGATGTCGCCGACCTTGCCCAGCCGACCTTCCATCTGCTTCATGAACTCTTGGCCGTAGCTCTGCGTCTGCGGGAACTTGCTGGCAAGGGCACGGGCAATGCGTTGCTGGGGGTCAGTTTCTTGGAGAACCGCAGTCAGGTCCGCCGACGAGTCCTGTTGGAACTGGTTGGCGAGCTTGACACGCTCCTGACTGGCCTGCTGCTCACGGTCCATTCCGATCTTCTGGCTGAGGAGGTTGGCGATGTGAGACAGCGGGTTGGTCTTGATCGCCTCGTTGCCGACCATCTGGGTCGAGGTGTCCAGCTGGCGTTGCTGGAGCGCCTTGGCAATGGCACGCTTCCGCTCGATGTCATCGAGCTGGGTTTGGTACTCGGGGGTAAAGAATTGTCCGATGCCGCCAGCCATTTACGCCACCTTGGAGTAGTCGACCATGAAGTAGCCGTCTTGGTCGATGTGAACGGCTGGGTGCCCTGCCCCGAGGTCCTGCGCCATGACACCGTAACGAGGCTCGTCCGGGGCCCAGATGTAGGCAAAGCGGTACCATGGATGTCCGCCCGAGGTGGTTCCGATCCGTTGAATCTTGGTTTTCACCCGGCGGTCCGACGCGCCCAACATTGCGCTGAGGACGCCGACAATAGCGGCCATCGAGGCATTGTCCGAAGCGACCCCGGAGTTGTACCTTTGCATGGCGCCTTGGTAATTCTGCGTCGCCGCGCCGGCGTAGTCTCCACCCTGAAGGGCGGGAACCGCACCCTGTCCCCCGTTCGCTCCGTTCAGGTTGGGGACCCCGGCCGTTGACGAGCCCCGCAAGGCGTTCAATTCATTGATCGGAAGCTGACGCATTTGCAGGGCCTCCGCGATCTGTTGGGCCCGCTGGGTATTTTGGAAGTTGGCCGAGGTCTGGCGATTTTCGAACAGCTGCTGCGCGATGGTGTTCTGGTCCATCACGTTCTGTCGGGCAAGACCGGCCCCCTGGAGGTCGCGTTCGAACTGCGCCTGATCCTGATTCGCGCCGAATTGGGCACGATTGAGGGAGGACGAAGCACCGAGGTTCAAGGCCGAGAGCCGGTCGCCAAACTGTTGGCTGCCGACCTGCGCTCCCATGAGGATCGCGCGGTCCCGGGCATCCGCCGTAGCCATGTCTTGTGTCTTCTGCAGGTCTGACATCGCCTGAGAGTACGCCGGGGTCCCGGGGACAAAGCCCTGCGCCGCCAGACGACCCTCGAGAGCAGCCGTCTCCTGCTGGTTCTGGGGCTCCATGTAGCGGGTGGCCTGCGAATACGCCGCATCCCGGGCTTCGTTGTTCCACGCCTGCGGGTTCATCCCTTGGAGTTCGCCAAGGATGTTGGCAATCTCACCCTGCCGGTTGCCGTACTGGGTGCGGATATTCTGCCCGGTGGGGTTTTTGAGGTCCGGGCCCGGACCCAGAGAAGTCACCCGGTCAACCGCCTGCGGGTTGAACGACTGCCCCTGCATCTGTTGGACTTGCGCAAGTGCCCGAGCAATGGCGTCCTGCTGACTGCCCTCGTTTCGCGCCGAGGCTTCGTAATTCGCCTGCTCTTGCGGGTTGAGGGTGTTCGTCTGGGACCAGATGGTCCGCATGAACGAGTCGCGGGAGGGCTCGACGCCCGAGGACTCCCCGGGGGTGTTGTAATACACCCGCTCTCCGGCCCGGCCACCATCCCAGTAGCCCGAGCCATCGCCGGTGTCAATCCAACGACCTCCCGTCCCGTCGCTGATGTACGAACCGGAGGTGGCGGGCTTGTTGCCCTTCTTCCACTCTTCCATCGCCCGGTCATACCCGGCTTGGTCGAATTCGGAAGTGGAGGACCAGACTGAGGAGCCCTGCGGACCATAGGTGTTGGTCCGGCTCCCTGTGATCATTTGCTCCCACATCCGGCGATTGCTCGCCTCTTGAATGGGGATGATCTTTTCGTAGTTAGGCGACTGAGGTGCGCCGCTGCTCTTGCCCACTTATGATTCTCCAGAGTTTGCACTCCTCGGGCGACAGCTTATAAATGAGCGTGTCACCGTTGAGTCGCACTCCCTGAAGTGTGGCTTCAAGGCGGGCACCAAGGCCGTGTACAAGTGAAATTGACGGAATGTTATCCGAATCAATGGCGAAGGTCAACCGGCGTAACCCAAGTTGACCGAAAGCGTATCGCAGCCCTGCGAAGATAAGGCCACGGGCATAGGTGCCCGGCAGAATGGCGATGTTGACGAAGCAATTCACCGGTGTGGCGTCATAGAAGACGAGACCACCGGTTAGCCCAGCACCCGGTCGGAACCAGCCAAGGGCCGTGAAGCTCTCCGGCCAAGCCCGACCGCCCCCGTGGGCGTACACCCAAGAGTTCACCCAGTCGGGGTTGGACAAGATGAGCATTAGAAGACCCCCATACCCGCCAGAAGTAGGTCGGTGGAAGAGTGGGTGACTTGGGCAGTTCGACTTCGGATTGAGAGGTAAAGGGCTTTGTAAACCCCGGGGAGGTCATGCACTTTTCTCCAGTCGCGGGTGATGTTGGTGCCCGTGACCCAGTAGGAAGATCCCCAGATACCGGAGCCCCACGTAGCGGCAGAACTCGCCGAACCGCTGATGATGTTTTCGGAAGGGGTCCGCCGGAAGTCGGTATCCACCCCGATGGTGTAACCCACCTTGGAGGTGGATCGAAGCACCGCTCGGGCCATGAGGATTTGTTTGTTCAGCGGCGAGCCGAGCGGGTTGTAGGCTTGCAGAAGGGTGGAAACGATATCCGCCCCGAAGTCGGCAAAGCCGGTCCAGGCTTGGACCACCTTCCCCTGCATGGCGTAGAAGACCTGATTCCCCATGCGGGCAAAACAGGTGGCCGTCCAGCCGCTGAAGGTGGACCACGCCTTGGTCTGGGCGTGCATGACGAGTTGCTTGCCGCCGCCGAATTCGGGGACGTTGACAATCAGGATGGGGACGTCGGGGATCGCCAGCATCTGCCAGCCGGGGAAGGTGCCCCAGCTTTGGACAAGGTTGACGTAGAGTTGCCGGATATTGTCCGAGAGGGCGGAGCGCCGGCGGTCGGCAGCGGCGGTGTCAAGAGCACTCCGAAGGGGCATAATGCCGGATTCGGTCATGAACAGCACATCCGCGCCGTACTTCATGAGGGAATTGCACCCGCCAATCGGCCGGGCGATGTGGTAGACGCCGACCAGTTGCCAGGAGGACGCGGGGTCGATGCCGGTGAAGACGGCGACTTCCCCCTCGCTGGTGGCAACGGCCAGGTAGTCATCCGGGCCACTGCCCCCGTCCAGGGTCCAAGTGGCCAGGGAAACCAGCGAGCCACCCTTCGGGAAAATCGCCCCGAGAGGGTAGGCCGTGGCGGTGCCAGTGACCGAGTTCGGAGCAAGGTAGTGCATGTTCATGGTGTTCTTTTCCAACATGAACAGGCGCTGCTTGTAAAGCTCGATGGCTGAGAGAGTGGTGGTTGCCAGAGCCCCGAGGGTGGCCACAGCCGTCCAGGTGGTCCCGTCGAACTGCCGCATGGTGTCGAGGCCGTTGACCAGGATCAGGCGGTGGGTGCCCCCGGTCGAGATCATCACGGAGGAAACTTGCTCCCCTTTGACGTAGGCTTGCACGGCAGCCCCGACTGTGCCGGCAACGGAAACGTCATAGATACCTTGATCGGTACACCCGAACATCTTCTGGCTGCTGGGGCCATTCCAGACGACAAGGGATTCGACAACATTGTTCTCCGCAAAGCCGGTGACCCAGTCCACGGCCCCCATCCGGGTCATCGGGGACTCGGGGAAGGCGACCCAGTTGTCGAGAATCAGGGCGGCAAGTGGATGCATCGCCGCCTCGGATTCGGTCGCGGAAAGGCCCCGAACGGGCGGGGCCAGGGACTCCGTCTTTGAGCGTGCCGGCCCGTTGTATGGGTCCAGGGCTCCGAGGTTATACATTCCAGTTGCCCTCCGGGATGACAATGCCCGGCCGGGGTGGCGGGAGATGTTCATCCATGCGAATTGTGTTCAGACCGTGCTGCCGACTGCGGAACGCCGCCCGCTTCATCATGGCCTCGGCGTATTTGACGGCGAAGCTCTGTTGGTTCTGCCGCTGGAAGCGCCACTCGAGCTCGGCCATCAGGAGGTCACGGGTGAAAATCGACTTGTCATCGTCGGCGGTGAAGACCGGCTTCGGGGCCCCGAGGTTGTCTGCAATCCCCCACTTCACCTGGCAAATGGCCGAGACGGTGTGCCCGGCAGTGGCGGCGGGGCAGAGGTAGAGGTCATCCTGAATGACAATGTACTTCAGCGTGGCGCCGGAGAAGTTGGACGTCTTCAGGGCTTGGTATTCGTTGAGCGACATCGGCCCGATGTACGGCCGCTGGTCGGTGGCATCCCAGAGGGTGCCGTGGACGAGTGAAAGAAAATCCTCGCCGAAGACGTTAGCGCTAGCAAGTGGCCCCTGATTTTCGCTAGCGATCGTCGTGAAAGATCGGCGGGCGGTGACCTTGAGCCACGGCTCAGCCATCAGTTCGTCTTGAGCTTCTTGAAGAAGTTCAAGGAGTTGAAGGACGGTACGCTCCTGCTGACCGAAGGCACCGGCTGGAAGGTCGAGACCGACCTTCGCCGAGAAGCGCCGGAGCAGTTGAATGACGGTCTCGCGTTCCATGTTGGTTCCTTAAAAGGGTGCCTTGGCCGGGAGTTCTTTGGCGGCGTCGGCCAGCTTTTTCGACTCTGCCAATACCTCGGCGTGTTCGGCTCGCAACGCCTCTAGTTCGGCCTTTAGTGCCGCAATCTGCTCACTGGCCTTGTTGGTATCCGAACTCTGGAGGAAAGCGCGGGCTTTGTCACGAAGGACAACCCCGCCCATACCGACCCGCTTGAGGCCCTCATCGGTGAGCGTCGCCAGATCCTCGACGGTGAGAACGTGAAGCTCCAGAAGGGTCTTGAGTTGCGCCGGAGAGACACCCGGCCAGTTCTTCAGCGGGGTGCCCGACTCGGGGACGGCTTCCGACTTCTTCCAGTAATCGTACAGCTTCTGGAAATGCTCCACCCAGGAGACGGGGACCAGTTCGCCGTCAGCACGCCGCTTGAGGTTTGCGAGCCACGTTTCCGCCTCGATCTTGAGGGTGTCGCGCTCGCCCTTGACGGTGACGAAGGCGAAGGCCACGTCTTTGTAGACCGGGTGCCCCGCCTCGATGGACGCCGTCCGGTCTTCAACCGGCAGGTTTTCAAAGCGAACGTATGGGGGAGTGAGTTTCTGTTCCTGTGCCATGTGGATAGTCTCCAAAAAAGATACGGCGCAGTGGTGAGAGGGAGACTAGACCCACACCGGCTGCGCCGTACCAAGAAGTCAGGGAGAGATTAGGTGATCTGCCCCTGGACGAAAGGCCGGTCGAACTGGGCGATGAAGAAGCCCGTCGCCGTGAAGGTGCCGGTGACCGTGCCGGTGGCCGTCATGTTGTTGTTCAGCATGACGAAGTTGCCACCCGGATCGATTGAGGCGATGACCGACGAGCCGGCGATGCCGGTGCCCGAGACCGCCTGGCCGACGAACAGTCCGTTGACCCGTGCCAGCTTCAGCTTCTTCGAGCCGTTCTGCGTGGTGACCTGTCGGGTGAAGGACGAGGTCGGCGCCAGCAGGGTGGACATGTTCAGGATCTGCTTGCCGGCGGCGGCGGTGGAGTTCGCCTGACCCGCTGCCGAGAAGTAGACCGGACCGGTGGCCGTGCCCGCCGTGGCTTGGATCGGGGCGACCCCCGAACGCATCACCCAGCCGTACTGCGCCGTGACGGAGCCGATTTCGAACCGGGAAAGCGTGACGTAGACTTGCCGACCGGTGTTGCCGGTGTTGGGCATGTCCGTGATCGTCCAGTCTTTGTCGACCACCACCAGCCGGCCCGGGGCCAAGGCGGTGCCGCCGACGTAGCGCACGAACATCAGTTCCGACGGGCCCCAGTTGGGGACGTTGGCCGTGAAGTCAGCGCCATCGGTCGGTTCCGCCATGAGAATCTGGCCGAGTCCGAACGGGGACGGGGTGGGGTACGAGACCCCGACGGAGCTGTCGAAGTTCAGCAGCTTGCCCACCAGGTGGGTTGCAGGTGCGAGACGCATGATCTGTTCCTTTCTTGGGTTGGCTGCTTGGGTTAGGCTTTCGCTACGCCTTGCAGACCTCGATGCGAGCAGACCAGGTTGCCCATCCAGATCGCGGGGATGACGACGCCGTCTTGGTTGTACGGCTTCGCTTCATCCATCACGGTCAGGTTGGCATCCGCGTGGACCACCAGCTCCATGTAGTTCGTGTTCAGGAAGTACATGTGGGCCGCCGGCATGCCGGACGAGCCATCGAAGAACACCGGGATGCCCTTGTACTCCAGTTCCATGAAACCGCCGTCGGCCGACTCCTGCTTGACGTAGCGCATGTTCTGCACCAGACCGTCTTCGTAGAAGGTGAACCAGTCATCGGACGCGATGATCATGTTCGGTTTGTCGGCATTCCGGGTGAGCGCGATGTGCAGCGGCAGCATCATCGAACGCATGGTCGTCGGTCCCGGGGTGATCGCGGCGCCACCCTGCAGGGGTGCTGCGGCCGATTGCACCTTGCTCTGCCAGAAGGCCCAGAGGGACGAGTCGATGCCGCCGATGGTGCCCTGGCCGGAGTCGGGGACCCACGCTTGCAGGCCGCTGATCTGGTTCGGCAGGGAGCCGTCGGAATACAGGTCCATCGAGAAGTTGTTTGCGAAGGTGTGCATGGCGTTCTGCATCTTCGCCTTGGCCAACTTCGCGATCCGTTCCGGACCGGCGTTCATCCGCATTTCCTTGCCGCTGGCGACGACATGAATGGCGATCTGGCGCCACGGGGTCTCGGCCGCGCTGATGACGTCGCTCTGGGAGACGTTCAGCGTGTCGAAGCCGTCGTAGCGCTGGTAGGTGCCGTTTTGGGCGTATTCCAGCGGGGTGACGATCGAGTAGCCGCCGGTTTCCTCACGGGTCCGGCCGCCCTTCTTCATCTTGCGGTAGAAGGCGTTGTGGTTCGAGACCGTGTCGACGATTTCCTTGCGGTGGTTCCGCATCGTCGTCGAGACGATTTCGGTGAAAAGTTCGTTGGGAGACGGCATGTCTGCTCCTTAATGGGTTCGGTACTTGTCCACGATGCTGTTGATCGTGTCATCCATAGAGCCCGAAGCAGGCGCGGGGGGTCGCGCGGGGGCGTTGGATTTCACTTGGTTGATTTCCCGGGCCCCATTCCAGCGGTTTGCGTCCTGTTTCTTCTTTGCGAGCTTCTGTTCGACTTCCCTGTCGACGATCTTTTGCCGCACTGAAGGATTCAGCATAACAGCCAGTTTGTAGGCTTCGGAAAGGGAACGGGCTTGGCCTTGTTGGAGGATGCGTAGGATGTCGTCCTGCACCTCCGTGGCAAACTCGTTCTTTGCATCCGAGAAGAAGGCTTTCGTTTCTTCAAGGATACGGGCTTGGTGCTCCTGGCTCCGGGTCTGTTCGAGCCGGGACAGGCGCTGGAGAACTTGGGGCGGAACCTCCGTCTGGGCATCGTCGAGCGTCAGGCCGTAGTCGACGATGATCTTCTGGAGGAATTCACGCTTTTGCTCCGGGCTGCCGAGGGAAAGGACGGCGTGGGCCTGGAGCAGGTTGGAAACGAGGGAAACGGGCTCGACCTCGGGGTGCTGGTCGAGGAGTTGCTGAAATGGCTGGATGGCGGAGTTCCACTGGCTGGCCGCCGTGCGGTAGAACTGGATGCCCCGGGAGAAGTCGGCTTCGCGTTTGTTGACGTAGGCTTGGGCTTCGGGGGACATCGAAGACCAGACTTGCTCGGTCTCGGCCGCCCAGGACTTCGGGCGCGGGAGGGTGGCGTCGGGTTTGGAGTCAGACTCGACGGATTCGGAGGCAGGTTCCGTTTCCGAGTTGTTCTGTTCTTCACCCTGGCGGGCTTCCACCTCTCCCGCATTGTTCTGGGGAGCAGGAGTGCTGTTTTCGAACAGAGGGGTGTCGGGCTTGTCCGACTCTTCCCTGCTGAAAACGGTCTCGGTGACGGCGTCAATGGCCCCACCGAGGTCGAAGGTCTCATTCACTCCTGGCATCAAAGTCTCCCGCGAGCACTCAGCTCGGTCATGGTTTGGTCAACACGAGCGGCGATCAGGTTGTCAGATGCTTTATTACGCTCTTCGGCGCGCTTGGCAATCTGGTCCTTGATCCCCGGCTCCCAAGGAATGCACCCACTGCGGCGAAGATCGTCCCGACGTGCCTTCTCGGACGAGATTACCTTATCCGTGGCAGGTGACCTGTACTCCTGGAACAGCGCCACCTTTCCAACCACGGAGGGTGCGTCCAAACAGCGAGTGAGCGGACCCTCGCAACGCTCACAAGCCGGCAGCACATCGCGGTCCGCGATCTTCCGGTATACGCTACCGAAGCTGTCGCAGTGGGTGCAAAATGTGGTATAGAAGGGCATTGCGCGCGAGTTTAGGCGAGCGGAGGGCCACCGGCAACTGGGTTTATGCCAATTTGCATTTGTTGGAGTTGTTGCTCGAACTTGGCTTGGTTGAGTTGCTTCTTCTGGCTGTTGGATTCACGCTGATCTTGGAGCTTGGTGAGGGCAAGCTCGTGCTCCATCTGGTTACGCTCCTTTTCACCCTTGAGCTTCTCCATTTCGACTTCTTGCTTGGCCTTGATGGTGGGGTCCTCGCCCGGCTGCTGGGGTGGCGGGGACTGGAGCATCTGGATGGATTCTTGGACTTCCCGACCAAACTTGAACTTCTTGGTGACGGCGAGCAGGAGTTCTTTGGCAACACCGAAGCCGGACGGACCAAGTTGGACGAGCGGGGCAAGAGTCGGGCCGAGTTGGCCCAGGGCGGTAACGTAGGCGGACACCTGCTGCTGGTTCGCCATCGCGGATTCGTCGAGGGTGGAGTCCGATTCGACGTCGATGAGGTAGACGCGCCCGACGTCGTCGCGGAGAGTGTTAAGCAGGGCTTCCCAGGAAGGTTGTTCAAGACGGGGGTCTGGAGGACGCTGGGGCGGCGGCGGCATGCCGGGTTGCGGCGGCTGCTGGGCAAGCATTTGTTCTTGTTCGGCGGCTTGCTGGGACTGCGCTTTTTCTTCTTCAGTGACGTAGAGTTCCACCTGCGCCATCCGGGCCCAGACTTCGGGCGGGAATTCGACGGCGATGTCGACCGTGAGACGGTAGAGGTCCCGGATGTAGTTCTGGACGGTGCGCTGCATCCGCTTTAGGCGGACAGAGCCCCACTTCTCCTTGAGTGATTGGGCAGTGGCGGACTCGGAAGCCTGGCTGGCGCCACGGATGATGTCGGCCAGCCCGGTGATTTCGAAGATGACTTGTTTGATTTCCTCCCGGGCCGTGTAGAGTTCCTTGGCGACGATGATGAGCTTGTCGATGGGGAGGAGCCAGATACGCTTTTCGAAGGACGAGTTTGGGTCCAGGGGCATTGTGGAGGACTTCAGGAGATTGTCGGTGTCCCCGTCACTTTCCTTGAAAAGAGACTCGATCTCCGGGCCCATGTTGGAGTCATAGAGGCCACGAACCTTGATGCACCGGAGGATGCGGGTGAGGCGGGAGGTAACGATGTTGAGTTCCGTCGCCTGACTTTTGTAGTAGTGGTAGAGGGTTTGGGGGACGAGAGAGCGGACCCGGGTGACCATCTGGAGCAGGCCGGGGGTGGGGTAGAACCCGGCAATCTTCAGGGGGTCGTCGTAGCTCTTGAGGACATTGCCCTCGTAGTATTCGCAGAGGAAGATGACCTTCAGTTCGGTCTTGTCCCAGAGCTCGTAGACGCAGCAGGAGTCCTTGGCGTTGGTGTCCGAGGTCTTCTCGTCGAGTTCTTCCTGGGACTCGATTTGAATTTTGTCGGCAGGGACGGAAAACTTCTTGACGATTTCGTCCTTGGTCATGTAGTGACGGAAGGCGATCCAAGGGAGTTTGGTCCACTTCTTGCCCTCGGCCCAGATGATGTCGGAGTAGGTTCCCGATTCGAACCAGAGGGGGACGCCGGACTCGGGGTCGACCCGGATGCGGGTGTAGGCACCCCCGGCTACGAGAGCGGAGAGGACATTTGCCGTGATGCAGTCGTCGAGGGACTCGATGTCCGGACGGTTCAAGTCGGTGACCGAGGTGAGGAATTCGGTGACTGCGCGGGTGTAGATGTCCGAGCCCTTGGTCTTCCGGGAGATAACCTCGGGGACCGGCTTGGAGGAGTAAAGGGCCGGGGCCAGGACCTCGGTGTTGGCGTAGAGGATGTTGAACGGGGTGGCATTCCCGGCGATCTGAGAGTCGCGGGACATTTCGTACAGGTCGAGGGCTTCCTCGGCGTTCTTGTACCAGTGGTCCTTGAGAAACTTCTCTCGGGCTTGGATACGCCCCATCCACGGGGACTCAGTTTTCTTTTCGGCCATGTTAGTACCCCTTTGAGGACTGGTTGCGGGCCCGCTGCCGGGCGATGAGTTGATTGATCGTCATGCTACCCGGGGTATCCGGGTAGATCATGTCAGGTTCGTTGGGGATGACATCCCCGATGATTGGGCGGGTCATGCAGGCGTAACGGACTTCATCGCCGGCATGGTCTTCGGCGTCGGTGTCGACATCCTCGATCTTTTTGTCGTCGTGCTGGAGGAATGGGATGGTCCGGATAGCGTGGGTGCAGGACTCGTGGAAGTAGAGGAGCGGGGCGTCACTGGAGGTGTCCAGCCGCCGACGCATTTGCTGCCAGCCGCCGTCACGAGCATTGTCTGCACGCATCCAGGCGCAGTTCTCGGCCAACATCATTTCTGCGATGGACGGCCCGCCGTTGTTGGCGAAGATGGAGGGGTCGGCGAAGCCGGGAACACGGGGGCGCGGATCTCGTGCTTTGACACCCCGGCCGACAAGGTTGGCGGGCAGTTTGATGCCTTGGTTCGGTTCGTATTGGATGCGGCCCTCGGCCCAACGCTCCTTAATGCCGTACCATTCTTGGAAGCGGTAGAGAGCGCCACGAGGGAACGGGAGCGATTTGCCGTCGGAGACGGCGTACCAGCCAACTGAGAAAGGCCGGGCAGAGCCCCAGTCCATTGCACGGAAAACGGAGAGGTGGCTGGGAATCGGGAGTTCTTCCTTGATGACATGAGTGTCCTCGTCCCACATATCGAAGAAGCTGCCGTCGATGCCGTCCCAGTCGCCGTCCAGCCACGCCTTGACCAGCTTCTCGGAGCCGACTTGGCGGAGACGGGCAACGTAGGTCGGGTCGTTCTCGAAGAGCTTGGGGTTGTCGCGCAGGCGAGCGGGGATGAAGACCCGCTCGATGGAAATGTCCTTCTTCGTGCCATCGCCGAACTCGACGGTCTCGGTGACCCGGACGACGTTGAAGGGGCCGTTGTCGATGTAACGGGCCTTGACCCATTGGTGGCCCGCGCCCCCGGGGTTGCCGGTGAGCCGCATGCCGCAGGGAACGCCGTGCGAGGAACGGAGGACCGCTTTCATCTTCTGGATGGGTTCCGGATCGGGGAAGTTCGTCACTTCTTCGATGTAAACCCGAGTGTATTCGTGGCCTTGGTAGTTCTCGGCGTCGGAGTCCCGCTCGAGGTAGACAAATTGGAAGGTGGAGCCGTTGGGGAAGGTCCAGAGCTTGGTTTGGACGTTGTAGGTGGCCCCGACCTTGGAGAAGAGTTGCTTGGAGCGCTTGATGGCGTCGGTGAGTTGGGTCAGCTTTCGACGGATGAAAAGGGCCGAGGCGTGCTGGCCGTAGGTACGGGAGTGGATCAGCCAGTCGCCGAGCGAGCCGTCGGTTTTGCCACCGCCCCGGGCGCCGCCGAAGAAAACCTCGAAGCACGGGCACTGGATGAGGAGAGTTTGGGGTCCAGGCTGGGGCTCCCAGAGGACAACGGTCGCCTTCGGGAGGAGGATTTGTTCGGTCGGCGGGCGTAGGATCACTTTTTGGCCTTGAAGACGGGGGATTTCTGAGTAAGGCCGCCAACCATTCCATCGAGAACGAATTGCCAGTTCGGGTCAGAAAAGGCAGTGTCGTCAAGCCACTTGTTGATTTCGGAGGAGTCCCAAGAGCCGTAGGTGTCGATGAGGTGCTGCTTGAGTTCCTCGCCGGACTTATTCTTCAGGGCTTCTTGGAAGAAGGTGGGAGGGGGAAGATCGTCTGTTCCCTTGGCGCCGGTCTTCGGTGCCGCCGCATCTGGTCCCATCTTGGCCCAAACTAGGTTGTCGATTTTGTGAAAGACGTCGGCGTCCACTTCGTCAAAATTGGCGTTTAGAACCCACTTTTGATAGTCATCAGGGGTCCATGCGTCGGGGTTACTTGCCATCCAGCCGGGAAGTTGGTCGGGCTTCTTGGCGACGTCGGCAAAGGTGGCCCCGAGTGGGGCGACGGATTGTTGGGCGGTTTTGCTTAATTTGGCCGCCTGCTTGGAATCAAAAGCGTCTTTGTAGTTTTTCCAAAGTTCGGGGTGAGCAAGGTTTTCCGGCAAACCGGCACCCGCCATTTTTTCAGCGAGCAATTCGACGTCTGTGCCCCAGATGGAGCCTTCGTTGAATTTTGTGCTGAAAACGTTGTAAAGCTCCGGAGGAACGTTTGAAAGAGTGTCTTGACCGAGAAGGGCGGAAAGCTGTTTGTAGTTTTCAACGTTTTTCTGGCCCTGTTGGACGTATTCCAGCTGTTTTGGCTCAAGAAGGTGGGGGGTCTCCAAGAGCTTGTTGATCACTTGTTCGTACTCGGCTACAGCGGCCGTTTCTGGGGAGAGGAAGACGCTGTGATAGTTCTTTTGAAGGCCGGGAAGGGCCATAAGCCGGTCCTGTACTACGGCCACTTCCGGGGGCGTCTTGGCGACAGGGTCGAGACCCCGGCCCCGAGGGGTGTTCAGGAAGAACTTCGAGGGCTCGTTTGTCCGGCGGGCGGGGACGGAGTTCTGGATGTCATTGGCTTCACGGGCGAGATGGTGGTATTCAGTGGAGCCTGCTTGGGTGACCGGGATCCGCCAGGTGTCCTGGAGCTTGCGAATGAAGTCGGGGGAGACGTTTTCACCGATCAGGGCCCCGGCGAAGTTCTCGGGGTTGATGGCCACGGGGCCACGGGCCTTGAGCTCGGCGTAGTCCGAGGGGATGCGTTCGAGGTCCTTGAGGATTTGCTGGAACGGACGCTTTTCTTCGGGGGTGAAATCCGGATTTTGAAGGAGTTTGGTGATGTCAGAACGTTGGTTAATGCTCGGACGCAGGTCGACCGGGATGTTCGCAAGAGCTTCGTTCATCCGACGTTCGATGTCTGCAGATTTGTAGTAGTAGGATCCGGCTCCACCCTGAAGGTTGCCGGCGCCCCGGGGGTCGTTGATAAAGTGGTCGAAGGATTGAAAACGGGGGGAGGCTTCGGCCGCAAGCTGGTGCATGAGACCAGGGGAGTGGGACTCCTGCATCAAGCCGCCACGCTCGATGTTGAATTTCCGGGTGAGCCAGGCGGGAGGTGCGGCGAGCCCCCGGTCGACGAGACGATTCACGGCCTCCTTGCGGGGGGCCGGGTTATTGCCGTAGAGACGGGCGTTTCGGGCCCGTTCGGCGACTTTTTCCACGGAGCCCCCGTCGAAGTAGCTGTAGCGCGGGGTGTAGACGTCGCGGTTGAAGAGTGCGTTATTTTCCCGGGGAGAAAAGGCACCTTGGCGGGGGATAAGGACGGAGTCACCGAAGTCACGAACTAGTTCCGCGCCGGGATTGTGGAGGCTGGTGATGCCCAGGGACGGGGAATAGAGTTCCTTGCGGATGCCTTCGCCGACCCTCATGGCGTCGGCGGGGAATTTTGTCTGGAGCAGGAGGTCCTTGCCAAGGCCGAGGTTGAGGCCGGCTTGCGGGAGGTGGGAGCCAAGGCCGGCCGCCATACCGCCGAGCATCGCACCGGTTTTGGTGGGGATGGGCAGGTTGGAGGAGAGCTTGGAGTAGGTGTCACCCTCGGGGGAGTTGGTCGAGGGGAGTTTGGCGAGGATGTCGTCCGTGGTCGGGAGCAGGGGAGGGGTGGTCCGGCCGTTGGGACCGAGGCGGAGAAGGGATTCGAGGTCACCTGGGAAGCCGAGGGTGGAGGCGGTGACGCCACGAACGCCGCCGGCCCCGAGGTCAAAGAGGGCCTTGGCTACGTCGAGGATATCGGCGTCTTGGGAAAGGGGCGGGGCGGTGTAGCCGGCTTTCCCCCGGCCTCGGGCGTCACTCATCGGCGTTCCTTGAGCAGGTTAGTGAAGAGAGGAAGGCTCGGTGCTCGGCGTCGCGGGCGCGACACTCTCGAGCATCTCGGACCACTTCTTCAAAAGCAACTCCGCATTCGTCAGCGATTCGGGCGGTGGGGGTAGCGGCTGGACTGGTGAGGGCGGGAGGCGGACTTCCAGGAGCTTGGTCACTGGCACGGAGTAGGCGGCGCAGCCGGAGAAGCTGGTAAGAAGAATCAGCAGACTGGCGGCGGAGAATCTCGTTGTGGAGGGCAGCGAGGGAGGAGATGTGGGCGGTAGCATCATCGAGGGTCCTCTTGATAGCAAGAAAGTCCGCTTCCGCCTTCTGGTTTAGGGTGATTTGGGCGGAGACCAGGGCACGCCGGGCAGATTCAGAATGGTGTAGCTGTTCAGAGAGATACTTGGAGTGCAGGCTGACGAGCGCCAGGGCGGTACAGAGGACGAAGATAAGATAGCGCATTGGGGAGGTCCTTCAGACAGACGGTCCGGGCCGCTTGCCGCCGCTTGGTGAGCCCCGGCAGGGCGATGTAGGTCCCAAGGACCTTGGCTTTGTCCCAACGTAGCAGTTGCTCGCAGGCTGCCGAGTAGTTCCCTTGGCTCAGCAGCCGTGAGGCGGTAGAGGAACATGCTACGGAAGGGGTAGAGGAACATGCTACGGAAGGTCCGACGTTGTAGACGGTATCCGCGAAGGCGACGAGGACAGAATCGGGTAAGCCGGGGTGGCATCGCTCCACAGTGTCGATGGCGGAGTTTGCTGCGGTGTCGTGGAGATTGCGGCATTCGTCGATGGAGTAGGTGCGGTTGGGGTCGATGTGGGACCCCGTGGAGCCGTAGCAGACGGTGAGGACGCCGACGGGATCCCGGTAGGCTTTCTGGCGGAGACCCTCGGCGGGGAGGGTCAGGGCCGCAACGGCGGCCAGGAGGACGGCCCGGTTACGATTGCGTGGGCGGGAATTCAGGGTCACGGTACTTCTCCAGGGCCGGTTGGAGGACGAAGCGGAGGAAGATGGCGGAGATGGTGGCCACGAGGCCCAGAAGGGGGACCCAGGCGGGGAGCCCCTCGGGGTTCACGGTGGCGATG